GAATGGCAGGAGGGAAAGCCTGTCTGGGCTGAGGTGAAAGGCATCAGTGGCCGGGAAATCATCTCTGCCGGCGCTGAAAAAGCCGAAGCGACTGTCCGGGTCTGGGTCCGGTACCGCAGTGACATTTCAGCAGCATCACGTCTGAACGTTAAAAGTGGTGCCTACAAGGGGCTGACGCTGGAAGTCACAGGGCCGCCCATCCCGGACGCCGGGTGCACTCAGCTCGAAATTCTCTGTAAACAGGGGGTAAAACCATGATCGGCACTAACCTTGATTTCTCAGGTCTGGCGGGGTTGTCCGAAGATCTCGCGACACTCAGCAAAGCGGAAAACCGCAAGGTGATGCGCGATGCCACGCGTGCAGGCGCGACAATCCTTAAAGAAGAAGCGGTGAGCCGCGCGCCGGTGAAAAGCGGGAAGCTGAAGAAAAATATAGTCGTCATCACTCAGCGTGAGCGCAACGGCGCGATTGCTTCCGGCGTTCATATCCGCGGTACCAACCCGCGCACCGGTGCCAGCGACAAAACGATGAAGGCCAGCGACCCGCGTAATGCGTTTTACTGGCGCTTTATCGAAATGGGCACTTCAACCATGCCGCCCGTGCCGTTCGTCCGCCCGGCCTACGATGCCCGCGAGGAAGATGCGGTAAACGCCGCGTTCGCCGAAGCCAATGCGGCGATCGACAGGGTGCTTTCAAAATGACAGAGGCTGACGCGTACGCACAGCTTGGCGCGCTGGCCGACGGGCAGGTTTACCCTGGAGTGGTACCCCTTAACAGCCAGGGTGAACCGGCAGTTGCGCCGCCATGGCTCATATTCACGCTGGTGGATCAGACCTATGGCGACACTTTCTGCGGTCCGGCGGAGGAAAACACATCTCTCCAGGTTGACGTATACGCGTCCTCTGTGGATGAGGCCCGTGCGCTGCGCGAAGAGGCGATCGCTGCGCTGATACCGCTGGGATTCACCCGCCTTAGTAAAACTGGCGGTTACGAGCCCGAAACAGGCCTGCGCCGTGCAACGTTTGAAGTTCATATCCTTCAGTAACCTTTCCCCAATCAACCATCCTGACCGCCGCGAGGCGGTTTTTTTATGCCTGGAGCAAAAATGACCAGCAAATATGACAAAACAATTGGCCTCACCATCGGCATTTCATCCGCGCCGGTGACGGCCGATGATTTCAATTCCGCCAGCTTTCCCGGCCCTGGTATCACCTTCCTTGAAGCGTCGTGCGCCTCGAAGGAGATCACGTATACCGGCGGTCAGAAGAGCGACATTGATGTGACCACCTTCTGTTCTGAAGAGCAGGAGCAGACTAACGGCCTCGCCGCCCCTGGCGAAATGACCCTCAACCGAAACTGGGTAGGTGATGAAGAAGCGCAGATTGCGCTTCAGACCGCTTACGAAAAGGATGAGTTACGCGTGTTTAAGGTGGTGTTTGCGTCGGGTAATGGTTTCTACATTCTCGGTGAAGTACGCCAGAGCTCATGGTCTGCTGCAACTGCCGGCGTGGTCAATGCGACCTATTCGCTCCGTGTACGCGGCAAACCGAAACGCATCTTCGCAAACCAGGGTTCGTGATCCGCAGCGGCTCCGGCCGCTTTCCTTTCTGTCTGTCCATCTGAGAAAAATAATGGCTAATCCTAAACCAGAACTGCGCGCGCTGGCGCTCACCGCCGCCTCTGCATACCGCACCAAAACCGTTACCGTGCCCGAATGGAGCAATGCCACTGTCACCCTGCGCGAGCCATCGGGCGAGGCGTGGCTGCGCTTTAGGGAATATATCGACGAGAAGCCGGAGAACGAGGAGGAAGCAAAGTTAACGGTTTCTCAGCAGTTCCTGCGTAACAAACGCGCAGATGTGATCCTGTTTGTCGACGTGCTGGGTGATGAACACGGCCACCGTGTTTTCGGTGATGAAGATCGTGACATCGTTGAAGAGATTTATGGCCCGGTGCACGCCCGTCTTCTGCGGCAGGCCATCGAGCTTGGCATCTCCCAGGATGACGCCGAAAAAAAGTAAAAGAGCCGCTGACATTTTTTCTGATGTCGCTGGCACTCAGGCTGGGGCGCACTCTTCATGAACTGCGCCAGACGCTGACTGCCAGTGAGCTGAAAATGTGGATCGCGTTTGACCGTGTCAGCCCCATTGGAGACTGGCGCGGCGACGTGCAGGCTGCACAGATAGCTGTGGCCACCCTTAATGCGCAGGGCGGTAAGTACGATATCGAGGATGTGATGCTGAAATTCGGGCCACAGGATGAGGCTGACGGAACCAGCGATCTCGAACAGTGGTTAGAAAATCTTTAATGCCCGCCGCGCGCGGGCTTTTTCATGGGTGAAATATGGCTACGCTGCGCGAACTCATCATCAAGATCTCGGCAAATTCCCAGTCATTTCAGACCGAGATTGCCCGTGCGTCGCGGATGGGCCAGGACTATTACCGTGTCATGCAAAACGGTGGCCGTCAGGCAGCCGCTGCTGCGCGTGAAAGCGAGAGAGCACTGTCAGATTTAACCAGTGGTTTTGCATCCGCCGGCAGGGCTGCTGCGGCGGCTACTGCCGCTTTCGCCACCGGGAAAATTGTTCAGATCGCTGATGAATGGACATCGGTGAATGCGCGGTTACGTCAGGCTTCCGCATCCTCTGACGACTTCGCCAACTCTCAGCGCCGGCTGATGTCTATCAGCCAGGCTACCGGCACCGCTTTTACCGATAATGCCAACCTTTTTTCGCGCGCTGCAGCCTCTATGCGTGAATTCGGTTACAGCTCTGATGAAGTCCTGAAAGTCACGGAAGCTGTCAGTACGGGTCTTAAGCTGTCCGGTGCCAGCACCGCTGAAGCCGGATCGGTGATCACCCAGTTCAGTCAGGCACTGGCTCAGGGCGTATTGCGTGGCGAAGAGTTTAATGCGGTCAACGAATCCGGCGACCGCGTTATCAGGGCGCTGGCGGCGGGCATGGGCGTTGCGCGTAAAGATCTCAAATCAATGGCAGATCAGGGAAAACTGACCATCGATGTTGTTGTCCCTGCCATCATCAGTCAGCTCGGCACGCTCCAGGGTGAGTTCGCCGCGATGCCGCAGACGGTTTCCGGATCGGTTGAAAAAGTTGCGAACTCCTTTATGGCCTGGGTGGGCGGTATCAGCCAGGCCACCGGCGCCACCGATATGTTATCCGGCGGTCTTGATGGCCTTGCTGCCACGCTCGACAGTCTGACCTCATCCGCTGTTACCGGTGCGCTGAACGATGTCGCCGACAATATGGCGACGATCACCACCGTTGCCGGGGCACTGGTCGGTGTGGGGCTTGCTAAATATCTTGGCGGTATTGTCACCAGTGCCACCGGCGCCACCACCTCTCTTATCGCGGCAGCAAAATCAGAAGTTGCACTCGCCGTGGCACAGGACAGAGCGGCACAATCTTCTGTGGCCGCAGCACGCGCCGACGTTTATCGCGCGCAGCAGGCACTACAGCGCGCAAAAAGCGCTGATGTTCAGGCGGCCCAGCAGGAGCGCGTCGCCGCGGCAGAAGAGAAAGTGACAGCGGCACAGGCCCGGCTGACAGCAGCACAGGCCAGCGGCACGGCATCGGAGAAAGTAAAGGCGCGTTCCGCACTGGAGCGTGCGCAGGCGGCACTGGTTGCCGCTAAAAGCACTGATGCTCAGGCAGTGGCTGAACGACGTCTGGCCGCTGCCCAGACAGGGCTCAACAACAACATCGCAAACCGCGTGACCGCCCAGAATAACCTGAACGGCGTCACCAGCGTCGGCACCCGACTTCTTGGCGGCGCCATGGGGCTGATTGGTGGCATTCCCGGACTGGTAATGCTCGGTGCCGGCGCATGGTACGCGATGTACCAGAATCAGGAGCAGGCCAGACAATCCGCCCAGGAATACGCAAAAACCATTGATGAGGTCAGCCAGAAAACACGGGCAATGACTCTGCCTGAAGCAGAGGATAATCGCGGTAAAACAGTCCAGGCTCTCGTGGAGCAGAACCGGCTGATTGACGAGCAGGAAAAAGCCATTGCTGCTGTTAAAAGGCAGCTTGATGACCTGAATAAAACGCGCGGGCAGCCGGGGATGACCGGTGATAACGATCTCAACATCGTTAAAGCGATGGGGATTCTGACCGATCAGCTGACCGTTGAAGAAGATAAACTCAACCAGATGCGCGAGAAATCGCGCGGTATTCAGCAGGCTCTCGAAGCGATTGAGCGTCGCAGAAATGATTTAATTCGTGAGCATGCCTGGCGGCAGAATGCGCAATACCAGTCTCTGCTGATGATGAACGGGCAATATGAAGATTTCAACAGGCTGCTGGGGCTTGGAAATCTTTTGCTGGCTTCGCGCAGCCAGTTGATTAAAGCGCCTTTCGCCATCCCGCAGGCGCCGGTATCGGATAATGATAAACAGGCTCTGCTACAAAAACAGCAGGCGGCAGAGCTGGCCGGTTTAACCGGTCTGGACAAAATTAACCGTCAGGTCGATTTTGAACTCCAGAAAATGGGCAAGACCGGCCCTGAGAACTCGAAATTCGCAGCGGGATGGCGGCAGGCTGCAATTGACGAATATAACAAATCCCAGAATCTTGCTGCTGCACAAAAGGCGCAGGCCGAGGCCACACGCGACGCCGGTAAGGCACAGCGGGAAGCAGCGCAAACCGCTGAGCAGTACAGCCGTAAAATCGCCGATCTCAGTGTCGCAATCGAAGTGCAGAAAGTCCGGGCTAAAGAGGGTGAACAGGCAGCAGAACTCTACGCCGCCGCTAACCAGACCGGGGCAAAATGGACGGAAGAGCAGCGCACCGCGATACGCGCGCAGTCTGCTGAGCTGGCCAGATTGACCCAGCTTGCAGACGATCATGTCCGCAAGATCCGTGAACAGGCTGATGCGCTGAAAGACCTCCGGGAAGCGAGCCGTAAATTCAGTGACGAGGCTGAGTTTGCTGCTGAGACATCCGGGATGGGGGATCGTCAAAAGCAACGGTATGAAGAAACACAGCAGGTTGAGCGCGTTTTTTCTAAAACCGATCAGAGTACCCAGGCTGTCCACGACAGGGAAATGGCACTGGCCAGCCTGGATAAAAAATACCGGGAAATTGCGGCGTCTGAATCTAACTGGCGAAACGGTGTATCGCGCGGTTATAACAGCTGGTTCGATGAGATGACGAACATCGCGGGGACCGTCTCTGATGGTGTGAAATCGTCGCTTGATGGCGCATTCAGTAACGTCACCTCCATGCTCGAGGGAAACAAGGTCTCCTGGAAATCCTGGGGCATTTCAGTTCTGCAAATTATCGAAAAAATTGCTCTCCAGATGGCTGCTGTCAGCGCCATGGGCAGCGCTTCCTCATCCTCCGGCCTCATCGGCTCTCTTGTGGGTGGCGTTACCAGCTTTTTCTCAGGAGGCGGTGCAGGCGCTTCGCCTGCAGGTCAGTCATTCGCAGTACCTTCTTTCACCCCTAATGCGCTGGGTGGCGTATATGATTCGCCCTCCCTGAGTACCTACAGTAACGGCATCTATAACTCCCCGCAGTTTTTTGCTTTTGCACAGGGCGCAGGGGTGTTTGCTGAAGCCGGGCCGGAGGCCATCATGCCCCTCACGCGCGCTTCCGATGGCTCTCTCGGCGTTCGTGCCGTTGGTTCAGGCGTGAATAACGTGTCGACCGCTGCCGGTGCTGCGCCCCAGGTAAATGTCTATATCACGGACAGCGGGAACAAGAGCACTGCGACGCCGGGTTACGAACAGCTTGGGCGGGAAGCGGGGGCGTTTATCGATCGCCGCTACCGGGAGCTTATTGGTCGTGATCTGGCACCCGGCGGCAATATCTGGAATCTGGCTAGAGGTAATCGCTGATGGCTATTGAAGAATTTACGTGGTGCCCACGTATTAATGCGCAGCAGGAGGTGACATTCCGGACGCGCACCGCGCAGTTCGGCGACAGCTATAAGCAGGTGTCAGGGGACGGGCTCAATCCCAGATCGCAGAAATGGACAATGGAGTTTACCGGCGATGAAGGCTATATCGCAGAAATCAAAGCATTTCTGGATCGCCACGGTGGCACCCGGTCATTTTCGTGGCGCCCGCCGCTTGAGCCGCTGGGACTCTACCGCTGCAACACCTACACGCCGACGCCGCTTGGCGCCAGAAAATATAACCTCTCCGCAACTTTTGAACAGGCGTTTGCACCATGAGTTTAAACAGTGATTACCAGAAACTTGAACCGGGTGATGAGGTCAGGCTTTTTGAGGTCGACGGCACGTCCTTTGGTACAGGCGAAGTTCTTCGTTTTCACAGCTACAGCCTCGCGTATACCGAGGCAGAAATTGCCGCTGCCGGCGGGAATGAAAAGAAGCTGCCTGCAAAATCAATCTGGTGGCAGGGAGAAGAGTATAAAGCGTGGCCCTGCAGGATTGAGGGCATTGAGGCATCTACCAGCGGGAGCAGCGCGCAGCCTAAATTATCAGTAGCGAACCTCGACAGTTCCATCACAGCCCTGTGTCTGGCCTATGACGATCTGTTGCAGGCGAAAGTGACTATCCACGATACCCTGGGCAAGTACCTTGATGCTAAAAACTTTGATGGCGGCAACCTTTCAGCCGATCCGACGCAGGAAAAACTGAAGGTTTTCTATATCGATGCAAAGGGCAGCGAAACCAATGAAGTGGTTGAGTTTACGCTCTCCAGCCCGATGGATCTGCAGGGGCTGATGATACCGACGCGCCAGCTCCATTCTCTGTGCACCTGGTGCATCCGGAATAAGTACCGCACCGGCGACGGGTGTGACTATGCCGGTACGCGCTATTTCGACAAAAACAACAATCCCGTCAGCGATCCGTCGCTGGATGAGTGCAACGGTACACTGACGGCCTGCAAACTTCGGTTCGGTGAAAATAACGAACTCTCGTTTGGTGGCTTTCCGGGCACGTCGTTGATCAGGAGCTGATATGCGTCAGAAAACCATTGATGCCATTCTGGGTCATGCCGCTACTGAATATCCGCGCGAGTGCTGCGGCGTGGTGGCTCAGAAAAGCCGTGTTGTACGTTATTTTCCGTGCCGGAATCTGGCCGCGGCGCCGGAGGATAATTTTGTTCTTTGCCCGGAAGATTATGCAACTGCTGAGGACTGGGGAACGGTGATCGCCATCGTTCACAGTCACCCTGATGCCACAACGCAGCCCAGCGAACTGGATAAAGCGCAATGCGACGCAACGCTTGTACCCTGGCATATTGTGAGCTGGCCGGAGGGAGATTTACGCACCATTCAGCCGCGCGGAGAGCTGCCGCTGCTGGAGCGACCGTTTGTACTCGGTCACTTCGACTGCTGGGGACTGGTGATGAGTTATTTCCGGCAGACGCACGGTATTGAGCTGCATGATTACCGGGTGGATTATCCCTGGTGGGAAAACAACTATCCGGACAACTTTTATCAGGATTGCTGGTATGAGTGCGGTTTCCGTGAATTCGACGGACCACCGAAACCCGGCGATATGGTGATCATGCAGGTTCAGGCTGATAAGTGGAATCACGCGGGAATCCTGCTTGAAGGAAACCTGCTGCTGCACCATCTGTATGGTCATCTGAGCCAGCGCGTGCCCTATGGTGGCTACTGGCAGGAAAGAACGATGAAGATTCTACGTTATAAATCTCTGTGCTAACCTTCCTCTTACTTCTGAAGAGGAATTGTTATGAAAAAACTATTGTTCGCTTTAGCTATTTTGGCAATAGCTGGCTGTGCCAGCATGCAAGAAATGCGAGAAACTAAGCCAATACTTGCTTCTTCAAGCGATAAGCCACCTAATTTATTAACTCAGTGTATTTTACAAAAATGGCAGCAACAAACTGTGTTTAACGTTTATATGCAACCGCGTGGAAACGGTTTTACTGTTTATTTAGACGGCCAATGGGAAGTTGCTGATATAGAACAAGTTGGAAGTAATTCAAAAGTGTTGCTGTATAAAAAAAGCACAATGTTTGATGCCCCATATAAAAAGTATGCTGATTGGGTGAATGATTGTCTTTAAATAAATGATCGCAACTAAGCCGCTACGATAGCGGCTTTTTTATTCTCGGAGATAAAATGAACGAAATAATGACTCAAATTGAATTGAGTGGAGTATTAGGAAAGATCTTTGGGAAAAAACATCAACGTATAATTTCAACCCCACTTGAAGCTGGTAAAGCTTTAGCTGCAACCATCAAAGGTTTTGAACAATACATGATAAGCAGCAAGAGTCGGGGTTTGACCTATGCAATATTTAAAAATAAAAAAAACATAGGAATAGATGATCTAGGTTACCCGGTTACAGGGGAGGTAATTAGAATCGTCCCCGTTATTATTGGTAGTAAAAAGGCAGGGTTATTGCAAACTATCCTTGGTGTTGTGATTGTGGCCGCAGCTGTTATTTCCGGACCAGTGGGTTTGGCTGCATTATCAGGAGCCCAAGCGTTTAGCATTGGAGCTATTGGTGCTTCGATGGCTTTAGGTGGAGTTATCCAAATGCTTTCTCCTCAGCCTACTGGGTTAGCCAGTAAACAGAGCGCAGATAACCGCGCATCCTACGCTTTCGGTGGAGTTACAAACACTGCAGCGCAGGGCTATCCGGTACCGCTTCTTTATGGACGGCGGCGGATAGGCGGTGCGATTATTTCCGCCGGAATTTACGTCGAAGACCAGCAGTAAAAATAAACCTTTCATCATGGCCACCCTACGGTGGCTTTTTTTATGGGCGCTATATGGCACACGCTACCGTAATCAGAGGAAGCAAGGGCGGCGGTTCAAAATCCCGCACGCCTACCGAACAGCCTGACGATCTTCAGTCTGTTGCAAAGGCTAAAATTTTGATCGCGCTGGGGGAGGGGGAATTCTCAGGCCAGTTAACCGGTAAGGATATTTATCTTGATGGTACCGCGATTGAAAACGCTGACGGCACTCAGAACTTTAGCGGTGTCACCTGGGAGTTTCGTCCGGGTACCCAGGCGCAGAATTACATTCAGGGAATTCCCGGTACCGAAAACGAAATCAACGTCGGCACTGAAGTCTCCAGCGCAGTAGCCTGGACTCGCACGTTTACCAATACCCAGTTGTCAGCCGTTCGCCTGCGTCTGAAGTGGCCCTCGCTTTTTAAACAGGAGGACGACGGCGATCTGGTCGGTTACTCGGTTAATTATGCGATTGACCTGCAGACCGACGGCGGCACATGGCAGACGATACTTAATACCAGTGTGACCGGCAAAACCACGTCTGGTTACGAGCGCAGTCATCGTATCGATCTCCCTCAGGCGGGCAGTACTTGGACAATTCGCCTCCGCAAAATTACTCCTGATGCGAGCAGTGCTAAGATCGGCGATACGATGACGCTGCAGAGCTTTACTGAAGTGATTGACGCAAAGCTGCGCTATCCAAATACCGCACTGCTTTACATCGAATTTGACTCAAGCCAGTTCAACGGCTCTATCCCGCAGATTTCCTGCGAGCCACGCGGCCGAGTGATCCGCGTGCCGGACACTTATGACCCGGAGACACGCGCCTATAGCGGTATCTGGCAGGGTGCTTTTAAATGGGCATGGACAGACAATCCCGCGTGGATTTTTTATGATCTGGTTGTGACTGATCGCTTTGGTCTGGGTCAACGGCTTACTGCGGCGAACATCGATAAATGGACGCTCTACCAGATTGCACAGTATTGCGATCAGCAGGTCCCTGACGGAAAGGGCGGGAGTGGTACAGAGCCTCGTTACACCTGTAATGTTTACATCCAGGACCGAAATGAGGCCTATACGGTTCTGCGTGACTTTGCTGCCATATTCAGAGGTATGACCTACTGGGGCGGTGATCAGATCGTTGCGCTGGCTGACATGCCGCGTGATGTGGATTACAGCTATACCCGAGCCAACGTAGTGGGCGGACGGTTTGCGTATTCGAGCAGCACAACGAAAAGCCGCTACACCACAGCTCTGGTTTCATGGTCAGATCCTGGCAACGCCTACGCAGACGCGATGGAACCGGTATTTGAGCAGGCACTGGTTGCGCGGTACGGCTTCAATCAGCTGGAAATGACAGCCATCGGTTGTACCCGGCAATCAGAAGCGAACCGAAAGGGGCGCTGGGGTATTCTCACCAATAACAAAGATCGCGTAGTTTCGTTCGACGTTGGTCTCGACGGTAACATCCCGCAACCTGGCTACATCATCGCCGTGGCTGACGAAATGCTGTCTGGCAAGGTTATGGGTGGGCGCATCAGCGCCGTCAACGGCAGGGTTATCACTCTGGATCGTAAACCAGATGCCGTCGCCGGCGGCCGTCTTATTCTGAATTTACCTTCAGGGGCTTCTCAGATCCGTACCATTCAGTCGGTCAACGGAAATTCAGTTACAGTCACGACGGCTTATAGCGAAACGCCAGAACCTGAGGCTGTCTGGGTTGTTGAGTCTGACGAACTTTACGCGCAGCAGTATCGTGTTGTCAGTGTCTCCGATAACGATGATGGCACTTTCTCAATTTCTGGTGCCTGGCACGATCCGGATAAATATGCCCGCATCGATACCGGAGCGGTCATTGACCAGCGACCAGTGAGCGTCATCCCTCCTGGTAACCAGGCACCACCGGCTAACATCGTGATCAGCTCCTTCTCAGTGGTTCAGCAAAATATCAGCGTGGAAACCATGCGCGTGAGCTGGGACCAGGCGCAGAACGCTATCGCCTATGAAGCGCAATGGCGACGTAATGACGGCAACTGGGTAAATGTACCGCGCAGCTCCACCACGTCATTTGACGTGCCGGGTATCTATGCCGGTCGCTATCTGGTGCGTGTTCGTGCCATCAATGCCGCCGAAATTTCCTCCGGATGGGGCTATTCAGAAGAGAAAACGCTGACCGGGAAAGTGGGTAATCCGCCGAAACCGGTAGGCTTCACCGCCTCGGAAACGGTCATGTTTGGCGTCGAGCTGAACTGGGGATTCCCGGCAAACACGGACGACACGCTGAAAACGGAGATCCAGTACAGCCTGACCGGCAGCGATGACGATGCCATGCTACTGGCCGACGTGCCTTACCCGTTGCGCAAGTATCAGCAGATGGGGCTCAAGGCAGGTCAGGTTTTCTGGTACCGCGCGCAGCTGGTGGACCGGACCGGTAACGAATCCGGTTATACCGGCTGGGTGCGCGGCCAGTCCAGCTCCGATGTGACGGATATTACAGAGGCGGTGCTCGCGCAGATCAAGGACACCGAACTGTTCAAAGACCTCATCGAGAACGCTGTGGACAGCAGTGCGAAGGTTGCGGATCTGGCCGAGGCAGTGAAGCAGAATGCCGCCGGCCTGGCTGCGGCGGCAGGCGCAAATCGCCAAACGGCAGAAGCCATTATCGGCAATGCTCTGGCCATCGCCGATGTGGTGGTACGTCAGTCAGCCCAGCAGGGCACTAACTCCGCGAAATTCGAGCAGCTGCGCGAGGTGATCGCCACCGAAACCGAAGCGCGCGTTACCGATGTGATCCGCCTGGAGGCAAAGACAGATCAGAACGCCGCCGGCATCACCGAAGTGCGCCAGGCGCTGGCAAACGAAACCGAGGCACGGGCGACAACTGTCGATCAGCTTACCCGCAGACGGAAGAGAACAAGGCCAGTGTCACGGAGCTGACGCAGACCGTGACGGATCTGGACTCATCCACTGCGTCTCGCTTTGATGAGATTTCAGCAGAGATAGCGGGCATAGATGGCAGTGACATCAGAGGGGGACTACAGAGCAATTCCATTGCGCTGATCACCAACACGCTGGCGCAGGTCAGTCAGTCCACCCGAATGAGCGTGCAGTACGGCGCTAACGCCGCAGGTATCCAGCGCGTTGACAACGTGATGGCGGACGCCAGCCAGGCCGTTGCCGAGTCGCTCAGGACGCTTGATGCCAGCGCGGGCGGCGGCACGGCAAATGTCACTGACTTTGCGAAAACGATCGCGGATTTTTCGCAGGTCTCCGCGACAAAAATCAACTCACTTTCAGTGACGGTAAATGGCCAGCAGGCGGCAATCGTCCAGAATGCTCAGGTTTCGGCCGACATCAACAATAACCTGAATGCGATGTACAGCATCAAGGTGGGCGTTGATGCGGCCGGCCGTCAGTACGCTGCAGGGATGGGGATCGGTGTGCAGAATTCGCCTTATGGCATGCAGTCGCAGGTGCTCTTTCTGGCGGATCGGTTCGCTGTCATGACACAGGCAGGCGGAACGGTGAGCCTGCCGTTCGTGGTGCAGAACGGGCAGACCTTCATCAACGAAGCCTTTATCAATTACGCGTCAATCACCCTCGCCCGGGTGGGATCGTGGTATTCCGCCAACTATGTGGCCGGGCAGACCGGGACCATCATGAAGGCGGACGGGACGTTTGAGGTCAACGGCGCGGTATCGGGCCAGGGGCGCATGCAGATAACGAACAACCGCATCATTTCTTTTGACGCACAAAACCGGCCGGCAGCCGTTATGGGGCAACGCTTATAATGCAGATGTTTATTGCAGGCACCAGATTTGAGGCCATCAATGTCATGGCGGCCAGCTATGTTCTGGATGTCATCACCATCACCGGCACCGGGAGTAAAACCTACTCCCTGCCCGGGGTGGAACTGACGTATGCCATCGTGAATGACTTTATGGGAGGGCA